AAGCGCACAGACATAGAAACGGCTATAGAAATCTTAAAATCTACTGGTAAGATGAGCGAGGTTTTAGACCAAGTACATAATTATCAAGCCGTTCGTCACGCAGAACTATATCTTAAATATAAAGACAAAAAAGAGATCAGGAACAACCTCCAAGTAATTAATTATTGGGGGAAGACGGATCAAGGTAAGACATACAAGGTCTATGATGAGAACGAAGATGTCTTTAGACCCATAAACTATAAGTGGTGGGACGGATACGATGGTCACGAGGTAGTCCTACTGGACGATATCCGCAAAGACTTTTGTAAGTTCCACGAGTTGTTAAATCTGTTAGACAAATACCCCGTTCGCGTAGAACATAAGGGAGGGTCGCGTCAATTAAAGGCGACCAAAATATATATAACGACCCCTCAACCATTAGTTGAAATGTGGTGTAATAGAACAGACGAGGACATCGCACAACTTCAAAGAAGAATAACACACACAGAAGAAATCATAAGAAATTGGTAAATTTTATCATATAGTATTATATCATAAAATGCCTAAACGCAGTAAAACCTTTTCTAAACGACTCGCAAAAGTAGAGCGCGAACTCAAGCAAGATAAACCTGAAGTGAAAACTTTAGATCACTTGCTAAACCCTTTGGCCGCTACAGGAACCCAAGTAATTGGTAACGCCGGTATATATAACGGAACGACCCAAGTAAACTATGACCTTACACGCGGATTCATTCAAGGGTTAGAGAATACAGGTGGTAATATTGACGGGAATTATTGTAAATTGACATCTATGGATTTAAGAATCTATCTTGACAACAGCGAGGTACCCGCCGCCCGCCCCGTCAGTAAGGTGAGACTAATGTTAGTCCGCACGCCAAATGCTGAAGCATTAACCCCAGTCCAGATACAGGAGCAGGTATTAGAATACGGAGTCCCTGCTACATACGGACAACTCTCTTTGGTATCACCATTAAAGAGAAACTCCACCATAAACGGAGGATATGATGTAATGTATGACCGCGTTCATACTCTCACAGCCGGCACCGGCGCCGTTGCCGGAGTCAGCAATCCTCTTGGCTCCACAAAGTACATACACTTTCGTAAGAAGTGGAAAACAGGTATGACCCTTCGCTTTAGCGGAGTTGCCGGAGCACTTGCTTTAGAACAAAATAGAATATACTTATTTGCCTTTGACCCCGATAACCCCGGTCTCGGGCCAACAACTGGTTGTACCATTTCTTTCATTAACCGCCTGCGGTATAGTGATGAATAAATAATATCGCGTAGCGATATTCATAACCTGTCCTTTAGGACATATGTTAAATCCTGTGATAACGCGGGATATAGGCTACTCTGTCTAAATCAGCGACGGACCTCTCTCTCAATTTATTGAGAGAGGGACGGCGATGATGTGACGGAGTTGCCGTCGCTACTTTGGTAAATTAGAGTGGAATCTCAACTCGTTGCGTGAAACTCGTAATATTTGCGAAATACAAGAACCTTTAGGAAAAAGTTAAGACTACTTAAAGAAGAAAAACATTCGTAAGAATATGATAATATGAGAACCTTTAGGAAAAGTTCCCATATGAAAACCAAAAATGTCTGGGGCTTATATTACCCCCAGACTTCTGTGTTTTACTAAATTTACAGAACCTTTAGGAAAAACTAAATAAAATATCCATAAATATTATAATGAAGAACGAATTACCGAGAAAACGAGCGTGGTGCTTCACATACTTTCCAACGGACAAAGTTACATCAGCAGACGAAAGATGGTTTGCTGCCCTATCAGTTAAGAAAGGAATATCATATATGGTAATGGGTAGAGAGCACGCTCCAACTACACAGAGGTTACATTTTCAGGGATACATTCATTTTAAAAATGCTAAAACTCATAAAGCGGTGAGAAGGTGGTTCGGTTTAGACCGGATTAGCCTGTTCCCCGCCAAAGGTACTGATTACCAGAACCAAGATTATTGTTCGAAAGAAAATAAAATAATTGAAACAGGCAAGCCCGTAGCACAGGGCAAGCGCACAGACATAGAAACGGCTATAGAAATCTTAAAATCTACTGGTAAGATGAGCGAGGTTTTAGACCAAGTACATAATTATCAAGCCGTTCGTCACGCAGAACTATATCTTAAATATAAAGACAAAAAAGAGATCAGGAAC